CCTACTACTAAATCTGCCATGGTTTCTGCACTTTTTGATAAAGTCAATGGACTTAAAAAAGAAGATGTATCCAAGCGGTTCAAAGACCTAATGGCAGTTATCGAAGCAGAAGATTTGGGCGGAGAAGAACCAGACGATGCCAGTCCAGAAGGAGATAAGGTTGCTATAGGCAAAAAGAAAAAGAAAGTAAAAATCTCCATGCCAGAAATTAATGTCAAAGAAGATATCGATGCATTAGTTGAAGGTGAAGAACTTTCAGAAGAATTCAAATCCAAAGCATCAACAATTTTTGAAGCTGCAGTTCATCAAAAAGTGATGGAAATCGCAGCATCTAAAGTTGAAGATATGGAAAAAGAATATCAATCTGAATTGCAAGAAGAAATCGTTTCATTCCGTGATGAGTTGACCGATAAGGTTGACGGATATCTCAACTACGTAGTTGAAGAGTGGATGAAAGAGAACGAACTTGCATTAGAGAGTTCTTTAAGAAGCGAGATTACAGAAGAATTCATGAGTGGTTTGAAAGACCTCTTCAAAGAACACTACATTGAAGTACCTGACGAAAAGGTTGACATTGTAGAAAATCTGTTCGATAAAGTTGAAGATCTTGAAGGTCAGCTCAATGATAAAGTTCAAGATAATATTAAAATTAAATCTGAACTCAACGAATATCGTAAAAACAAAATTCTAGAAGAAGTTTGCGATGACCTTGCAGACACACAGGCTGAAAAGATGAAGTCACTTGTAGAAGGTGTAAATTACGAAAATGATTCCAAAGATTTTGAGGAAAAAGTGAAAACAATCAAGGAAAGCTATTTCCCTGAGTCAAAGAAACAGGATGGAAACGTTGAACAAATAGATTCGTCATCTGAAGTTGTAGAGAAATCTGAACCTAAGATGAATAACATTATGGAAGCATATAGTAAAGCTATTGCTCGTAAATAATAACTTTTAAACAATTTTAAGGAGTTTAGAAATGCAACTTCAAGAAAATATAAACGAAAAGTGGAAGCCAGTTCTGGATCATCCCGATCTTCCTGAGATCAAGGATGCACACCGCAGAGCAGTTACTGCTATTTGTTTAGAAAACGTAGAGGCACAAGCCAAACAGGACAAGCAAGCAACTGGTATGTTATCGGAGGCCGCGCCTGTTACTGATATGGGACTCACAACTGCTGCTGACTTCGCAGGTGGAGCAGGAAACCCAACTCACGCAAGTATCGACTTTGCAGATCCAGTTTTGATCTCAATGGTGCGACGTGCAATGCCACAACTCATCGCTTATGATGTTTGTGGTGTACAACCAATGTCAGGCCCAACAGGACTGATCTTTGCATTACGTGCCCGTGTTGATTCACAAACTGGTGCTGAGATTCTTTACAACGAAGCACCAACTTTGGATAAATCTGCTGGTGCTGCAACTGGTGACAAAGACGCTGCCGATGTACCTGGCCTGTTGATTCATACAGACGGAACAGGAAACGTTTCTGCAAACGTTTACTCAACCACAGTTGGAATGGAAACAGATGCTGGTGAGACTGATATTTCACAAGAAATGTCCTTCTCAATCGAAAAGATTTCGATTGCTGCTGGAACAAGAGCTCTCAAGGGTTCTTATTCAATGGAACTTCAACAAGATTTGCGTGCTGTTCATGGTTTGGACGCAGAAGCAGAACTTGCAAACATTCTTTCAGCAGAGATTCTTGCAGAGATCAATCGTGAGGTTGTTCGTAAGATCTATATCAATGCAAAACTTGGTGCTGCTGTTGGTACAACTGCTGCAGGATCATTTGATCTTGACACAGACTCCAATGGTCGTTGGATGGTTGAGAAGTTCAAAGGTCTTATGATGCAAATTGAACGTGATGCCAATGCGATTGCAAAGGGAACACGTAGAGGAAAAGGTAACATCATCATGACATCTTCAGATGTCGCTTCTGCTCTTCAAATGGCAGGAATCTTGGATTATGCTCCAGCAATGAGCACAAATCTGAATGTTGATGAAGCTGCAGGAACTTTCGCAGGTGTTCTGAATGGTCGATATAAAGTTTATGTTGATCCTTATGCTGCATCTAATGCTGCAGAATTCTACTGCGTAGGTTACAAAGGTTCTTCACCTATGGATGCTGGTATATTCTACTGCCCATACGTTCCATTGCAAATGGTTCGTGCGGTTGATAGTGACAGTTTCCAACCTCGTATTGCATTTAAGACTCGCTACGGATTAGTGGCAAGTCCTTTTGCACAAGGTACTACAGTAGGTAATGGTGCTATGGCTGCAACGAACTTGAATGCAAGTTCACCTAACACCAACGAATACTACAGAAAAGTTCGTATTGCGAACTTAATGTAATTCGTGACCTACATATTGTAGGGATTTCAAAAGGGAGGGGAGAAATCCTCTCCCTTTTTTTGTTTGTAGTCATTTTCCTGTGAGTAGCATGATAATAGTAATTTCAAACGGAACATCTCGTTCTGTATTCAATTTAAAACTTTTAAAAAATCACACCACATACGGATGTGATGAACTTTACAAAGATTTTACTCCAACTCATTTGGTCAGTAAAGAGGGCCCGATGATTTGGGATATTTGTAGAGATGGTTACACAAAAGAAAACAAGTGTTACTTTAAGATGTTTGATCGATTTCCATTGATGCAGTATGAAATGTTAAAAATGGCATTTCCTGCTGGTGGAAAGGTTTTAGAAACACAACCAAGAACTAACGAATTTGTTATGTTCGGAACTGGTCAAACTTCAGTAATCTATTGGGTAGACCCTAACGAACAAACAGAAAAAATAGAATGGTGGGGAGATGAAGAGGATAATTGTTATACAAGTGCAACTGCTGCAATGAGACTGGCCTGTTTGCAAAATCCAAATGAGGACATATATTGTATCGGGTATGATTACTACTTAAACAGGACTGCTGATAACATCATTCTTTCAACCAGAAATGAACCAATGACTGAAGAATATGATACTACGGAATTATTCAGACAACATAAAAGGATAGAGGAAGAATTCGACAATAAGATACTTCATGTGGGAAAACATTTGAATTACGTGGAGTTTGAAAATCTGTTGAATAAATAGTAATAGTAAAGGAATTCTATGGCTGCAGCAAATAAAATACCAGACAATTTAAACTATCTTGCAAATATCAGTTTTAGACTGACAATGGAAGATGCGCCGAACTTAACTTGGTTTTGTCAGGCAGTAAATGTGCCAGGTGTTTCCATTGAAGGAATAGATGTTTTCAATCCACACGCGACTTTGCCCGTTCATGGAAATAGAGTTTCGTTTGAAGAATTGTCTGTTCGGTTTATTGTTGATGAACATATGAAAAATTGGGCAGAAATTTATGATAGAATTATTGCAATGGGTCTTGCAGAAGGATACGAAAATTATCGTGTTTTAAAAGGTTCGGATACTCTTAAACCTAGAGGTGGAGCATATACAAATATTGTTCTTACCATATTAACAAGTGGAATGAATCCTCAAATGGAATTTCATTTTTATGATGCATTTCCAATATCTCTTTCTGCACTTGATTTTGACAGTTCGGCTGCAGATGTAGAATACTTTCAAGCAACGGCATCGTTCCGTTATCAAAATTATGAGGTTAAAAACTTATTGAATAACTAAGGTTATTATGACAATTGATGAAATTATGAAAATGTGGGGGGAGGACTCTCACATTGATGATACAGATTTGGATAACGAATCTTTAAACATACCAAACGTACATCAAAAATACTTAGACATATACTCAAAAGAGAAACGGAAACTGAGTGATTTAGAAACTCATTGGAAAGTTCTTTTTCAGCAAAGGTGGGAAGTGGTGATTTCCAAGAATGGAAAAGCACCAGATCACAACATTCGTATATCCAAAACGGAGTTGGAACGACATTATGTTGCTGCGGATGAGGTTCTTCAAAAGGCCGAGAAGATTATGAACGAACAGAAAGGAAAAGTAGAATACTTAAAATCAGTACTTTCAATGATTGAGAATAGAAGTTTCCATATTAACAATGCAATCAATTGGAGGAAATTTGTAGCGGGTCTTGGATGAGTACTGAGATCTTGATGGAAAAAGACACAGAAGTCTTTGTGAGATTAAATTGTGAGCCTGGTGTAAAAATGGAATTGAATCATTATTTTCGATTCCGGCCAAATGGATATCAGTTTATGCCCATGTACAGGAGGAAGAAATGGGATGGATATGTGTATCTTTTCAACATGGACAACCATCGAATCTACGCAGGACTCAAACCTGAGATAAATAGATTTGCAGTTGACAGGGAATACAAATTAATAGACAATACAGGAGATAATTTTGAGGTTATCTCCAATGATGAATATTTTGAATTCCTTACATCATTTCCTTGTGAATACAAATTAAGAGATTATCAAAGTTTTGCAGTTAGACATTCGATAGACAAGCAGAGATGTTTGTTGTTGTCTCCAACTGCATCTGGAAAATCACTTATCATATACTATCTTGTTCGGTATTACTTCCCTGAGAAGTCGTTGATCATCGTGCCGACGCTTTCTCTGGTAAGTCAGATGTATTCAGATTTTGAAGCATATTCAAAGATAGATGATTCGTTTCAAGTCGAAGAAAATGTCCATAAAATTTTTGGAGGACAAGACAAAGAAACAGATAAACCAATAGTGATTTCAACATGGCAATCGTTATATGAATTAAAGAAGAATTTCTTCACAGATTTTCGATTGGTGATCGGAGATGAGGCTCATCTTTACAAGGCAAAATCTCTCACCAAGATAATGAAGAACTTGGAGAATGCACCTTACCGAATAGGAACAACTGGAACATTAGATGAGATAGAGGTGCATAAATTAATATTAGAGGGTCTTTTTGGTAAGACAAAAAAAGTAACAAGTACCAAAGATCTGATCAAGAAGAAAACGTTATCATCGATAGCAATACGTTGTCTCGTTCTCAAATACAACAAACAGGAATGTAAGGAAGTATTTGAAATGAGCTATCAAGAGGAGATTGATTTTTTAGTAAGTCATCCTCAACGTAACAATTACATATGTAATCTGGTAAAAGGACTTACTGGAAATACATTAGTGTTATTTCAATATATAGAAAAACATGGTAATATCTTACATTCAATTTTGAAAGATATTATTGATCCTACAAGAAAAATCTTTTTTGTTTATGGAGGAACAGATGCAGATTCAAGAGAAAAAGTCAGAGAACTTGTTGAAGGTGAACAAAATGCAATCATTTGTGCTTCATATGGTGTATACAGTACCGGCGTCAACATTAGGAACATTCATAACATTGTTTTCGCTTCTCCTTCTAAGTCACGTATTAGAAACTTGCAATCGATAGGTCGAGGATTAAGAAAATCAGAGACAAAAGAGGCTGCAAGTCTTTACGACATTTCCGATGATTTGACGCATTCGGAGAGAAAAAACTATACTCTCAATCATTTTATGGAGAGGGTGAAGATATACACGACAGAACACTTCCCA